TATAGTGCTTATATTGCTGGATCAAGAGTTCATTTAGATCTTCATCCTACAGTATCTACTGCAAGTACGTATGTTGCTAATACTCTTCATGTTGACTTTGGAAATGCTTCATCTGCTGGTGTAGGAACTACTGCATTAAATACTTCCAATTTAGATTCTACTTATACTGCTATATCTTCTAGTGGTTCTCCTTCTGCTACTACTGTAGCCAAATATGAAACAGAGACATTTAATGGAGCATATTATGTTGTATGTGTTGAGGATACTACTAATAGTCATTATCAAATATCTGAAGTAATATTAGTAGATGATGGTACTACTGCATATTTGACAGAGTATGCTATTAACCAAACTGTAACTAACCTTGGTGATTTTGGTGCATCTATTTCAGGAGACTATACTAACTTAACATTTACTCCAATAGCGAGTGCTAATGTTCAGGTTAGAGTATTCCAGTCTGCTCTCAGACTTGTAGATGAGAATAGCACAGTTACTGAAATAGATTTAACTAATGCTACCATTGACACTGGGTATGGTGCTTATACTGCCACAGAGACAGATGTTAAGAGGGCATTTGAACTTAAGCATAGACAACTTCCAATCTTCAAGAGAGACTTTGTAGGAAGTGCTACTACTGTGGTAAGCTTAGCAGAAGATACAGTTAGATTACCAGATCATTATTTTGTTACAGGTGAGGAATTAAGTTACAGATACACTGGAGCAGGAACTACTTCTGCTATAGGAATTGCTACTCAATCTATTTCTGGTGTAAGCACTAATTTAATGCCATCTACTGTATACGCTGTTAAGGTAGATGATTCTACTCTTAGACTTGCTACTACAGCTGAGAATGCACTAAAGACTAGTCCTACTTATTTGGATATTACTGCAGTTGGGGTTGGAACTTCTCATTCATTTACATCTAAGAAACAAAATTCTAGGGTTGTATTAAGTATTGATAATGTAGTTCAATCTCCTATAGTTGCTACATCAGTTACTACTACTGTAAGTGGAAATGTATCAGCCACTTCTGATACTATTAAATTATCTGGTATTACTTCCATTACTGGTGGTGATCTATTAAAGATTAATGATGAGATTATGAAAGTGGATTCTGTTGGGTTAGGAGCAACTAATATTTTACTTGTAACTAGACCTTGGATGGGAACAGAACAAGATAGTTATTCTGATGGAACTTTAGTTACTAAAGTTGATGGAAATTATAATATTGTAGATAGCACTGTTAACTTCTTTACTGCTCCTGTAGGATTAATTCCTCTATCAACTACAACTAATGAACCAGATGAAAGGGATTGGGTAGGAGTTGCTACTCATTCTACCTTTAATGGAAGATCTTTCATGAGATCTGGAATTACTGATAGTGCAGATTCTCCATATTCTAAGAATTATATCTTTGATGATATTTCTGCTAATTTCACTGGATTGACTACAGAGTTTACTATACAATCAAGTGGTAGTAATATTTCTGGAGTATCTACAAGTAATGCTATAATTCTAATTAATCAAATAACTCAAGGTCCACAAAGATATACTGGTAGTGTAGCTGTTCCTGGCGATTATACTCTGGTTGAAGATACAGATGCTATAGGTATTACTAGTATTCAATTTACAGGATCTATTTCCTCTGTTTCTTATGATCCTAATACTGCTAATGTTCCTCTTGGTGGTGTTATTGTTTCTGTAGGTTCTACAGAAGGATTGGGATATCAACCATTAGTGGCTGCTGGTGGAACTGCTGTGGTATCTGGATTGGGTACTATTAGTTCTGTAAGCATAGGAAATAGTGGATCTGGGTATAGAACTGGTATTCAGACAATTGTTAATGTAGGGGTTCAAACATTAAGTACAGGAGCACCTAATATTGAGTTTATTGGTACTGCTGCTATAAGTGGTGGTAATATTGTAAGTATTGCTATTACTAATCCTGGTACTGGTTATACATCAACCAACCCACCATTAGTTGTTATAGATGAACCATTATCTTATGATAATATGCCACTCTTCTATAGTTCTTCCTCTAGTGGAGTTGGATCAGAAGCACGTGCTAATATAGTTGTTGGTTTAGGTGGTAGTGTAATTGATTTTGAAGTTATTAATGAAGGTTATGGATATGGTGATGGAGCAGTTCTAACAGTAGGTGTAGGTGGTACTGTAGGAATTCCTACTAGTGATTCCTTTACTCCATCTAGACAATTTGAACTTACTGTTCAAGAAGTTGTTAGTGATAGTTTTGCTGGATGGACTGTTGGTGATTTCCAGGTCTTAGATACATTAGATTCTCTATTTGATGGAAAAACAATCTCCTTTGCATTAAATCTTAATGGAGTACAACAAACTATTCAATCTAAACCAGGATCTAATATAGATGTTGAGGTTACTTTATTAGTATTCATTAATGATATTCTTCAAGTTCCTGGAGATGGATATGAATTTAAAGGTGGTAGTTATATTACATTTAAAGAAGCTCCTAAGGTTGGTGATACTTCTAAGATTTTATTCTATAGAGGAACTGGATCTGTTGATGTTACTAATGTTGACATATTAGAAACTGTCAAGAAAGGTGATGAAGTTAAATTGTATGATCAAGATATTGCATTGGAAGAAAATAAGAGAACAGTAACTAATATCAACTCCTCTGATAACGTTAATACTAACCTATATGGTGGACCTGGTATTACTACTAATGAAACTTTCCAAAGAGCTATTACATGGTCTAGACAAACTGAGGATAAATTTATAGATGGACAAGCAGTTGCCAAGGATAGACCTCATTATGAACCATTGATTTATCCTAATACTAATATTATACAATCTGTTGGAGTAGGATCTACTGTAATTTTTGTTTCTAATATTAGAACATTCTTTGATAGTTCCAAGGAGAATTATACTGGACAAACTAATATTAGAATTATATCTCAAGATAGTGTAGTAGGAGCATCTGTTACTGCTAATGTTTCTGCAGCAGGAACAATTACTTCATTCAATATTAATAATCCTGGAGTAGGATATACTATAGCACCTACAGTATCAATTGGTCTTCCTATAGGATTATCTACTTCTCAAGGAGCTAGAGCAACTTCTACTATAAGTGGAGTAGGAACTGTTAGTGCAATTACAGTTTCTTATGGAGGAACTTCTACTGGATTTGCATACACTAATACTGATGCTCCTCCAGTTTTAGTTGGAGAACCTAAATTAGTTTCTTCTATTGAATCCATAGACAATGTATCTTATACTGGAGATTTTGGTATTATATCTGGCATTTCTACTACTTCTGTTGGAGTAGCTTCTACAGGTATTGTCTTTGATTTACTTCTTCCTAAAGAATCATTATTCAGAGATGCTTCAATAGTAGGATCTGCTATTACTGTAAGTGGTATTTCAACTGGATATTACTTCACGGTTTTCAATTCTAATGTAGGTGCTTCAGTAACTTCTTTATATCAAGATGGAACTGTGGTTGGAATAGGAACTTCCTTCCTAGATAATGTGTATGAAGTTGCTAATGTCTCTATAGCACAGACTATAGGATTGGGAATAGGACAAACTTATGTTGCTCAAGTAACAGTAAGTGTTCAAGATTATAATGGTTTAACTGGTCTAGGTTATAGTGAATTCTTTGGTCAATATAGTTGGGGTAGAATTGCAACATCTCCTAGAAAATCTGCAAGAGTATTTACTTCTTATGCTGGTAATTCTACTGGATTAAGTGGTATATCTAGTTCTCCAATAATTGAAAGAGTCAATCCTTTAAGATACGTAAATTATAACACATAAATAACTAAAAATCTGGCAAAAATGTCTGCAATTATAACTGATCAACTTAGAATATTGAATGCGAAGAATTTTGTCTCTGCTGCAACTTCTTCAGTTAATTCTTATTATTCTTTTGTTGGTTTACCTAATCCTACTAACTATTCTTCCACGTGGGATGCTAATCCACCAGCTCCTAAAGATAGTTTTGATCAAGAGGATGACTATTGGGATACTATGATTGCATTGAAGAAAATTAGTTCTTCAGATGTTCGTAGAGTGGTAAGTAAGAATACTTGGACATCAGGTATAACTTATGATATGTATAGAGGAGATATTAGTAGAAGTAATATAGCTCAACCTTCAGGAGCAACTAATTTATATGGTTCAAAATATTTTGTAGTAAATGAAGATTATAAAGTTTATATTTGTCTTCAGAATGGAACAAATCCAGAAAATACTGAAGGAAGACCTTCTTTAGACCAACCAACTTTTACAGACCTTGAACCAAAGTCTGCAGGTGATAGTGGTGATGGATATATTTGGAAATATCTTTATACTATAAAACCAGGTGATATTTCTAAATTTGATTCCACCAACTTTATGCCTGTCCCCAATGATTGGGAAACAAATACTGATGATGCTGCTGTAAGAGATAATGCTTCAAGTAGTGGACAATTAAAAATTATTACTATTACTAATAGGGGAGCTGGAATAGGAACTGCTAATAGAACATATACTGGAGTTCCTGTGAATGGTGATGGATCTGGAGCAGAAGCTACTATTGTTATTAATAATGATTCTAAAGTAGAATCTATTAATATTTCTAAAGGTGGTTCTGGATATACATATGGAACTGTTGATTTAGTGTCTGGTGGCGTTCCTACTGGTACTACATCTCCAGTTTTTAATGTTATTATTCCACCTCAAGGAGGACATGGATCTGATATTTATAGAGAATTAGGAGCAAATAATGTTTTAGTCTTTTCTAAGATTGAAAATGATGCAGAGAATCCTGATTTTATTACAGGAAACCAAATAGCTAGAATAGGAATAGTAGAAAATCCACAGGCATATAATTCATCTTCTAATTTAAGTCTCTCTAAAGCAAGTTCTCTTTATGCTTTAAAATTAATTGGAGCAGGATATACAACTGCTACCTTTACTTTAGATGGTCAAGTTACTCAAACTGTAGGAGTTGGGTCTACTGCTGTTGGTAGGGTTGTTTCTTATGATCAAACAACTGGTGTTTTAAAGTATTGGCAAGATAAGAGTTTGGTTGGATTTAATAGTGATGGATCTTTAAAAACTGATCCCACCTATGGATATTCATTACATGCATTTACTGCTAATCCTACTACTGGAGGAAGTGTTAATATTGCTAGTAATGAAGGGACTTTAGGAATAGATACTAATTTTGGTACAACTGCTAGTCCTGGTATAAGTACTGTAATAAATAATAGGACATATTACCTTGGTCAGAATTTTACTCAAGGGGTTTCTAATCCTGAGGTTAAAAAATATTCTGGAAATATAATTTATGTGGATAATAGACCTTCAATTACTAGGTCTGCCAACCAAAGAGAAGATATCAAAGTCATTTTGCAATTCTAAAGAATCATGCCACAGGAAACAAATCTAAACGTCTCTCCATATTTTGACGATTTTGATTCGAAAGATAATTATTGTAAAATATTATTCAAACCAGGTTTGCCAGTTCAAGCAAGAGAATTGACTGGGATTCAATCTATTCTACAGAATCAGATTGAACAATTTGGGAATCATGTTTTTAAAGATGGAGCTTCTGTTACTGGTGGCGGTGTTAGATATAATCCAGGATATACTTGCGTAAGGATTCAAGTATCTAATGAAGGTATAGATGTAAATTCATATCTTAGAGATCTTCTTAATGAAGTAGTAATTGGAAGTGAATCTGGTGTTAAGGCTAAAATAAAATCTTATCTGGGCAAACCTTCTATAGATGGAAATTGGTATATTTTATTCATTTCTTATGTAAATACTGGAGGAGAAGATAATTCTACTTTTGTAGAGGGTGAAAGTTTATTATTAGATAATAAAGTATTAACTACAGCAAATAATATAACTTTTCAACCAGGAGAGTCTATTGCTCAAGTATTTCCAGAAGTAGCTACTTTTACTGGAAGTGCTGCTGTTTTAGCTTCTGGTGTTTATTATGTTAGAGGGTATTTTATAGAAGTGCCATCTCAAACTATTATTTTAGATCCTTATGGGTCTGATTTAGTAAATCTTAAAGTTGGATTAGAAATTAAAGAAACTATTATAAATTCTGATTTAGATCAAGATTTAACTGATAATGCTGCTGGATTTAGTAATTATACTGCTCCAGGTGCAGATAGATTGAATATAGAAGTAAAATTATCTAGTAGAGATATTGATGATCCTAAACCATCTAATTTTATAGATTTGATGGAGGTTAGAAATGGTGTATTGGTTTATGTAAGACAAGATAATGATTATAATAAATTAGAAGAAGAATTTGCTAGAAGGACTTATGATGAGTCTGGTAATTATTATGTTAATCCTTTTAGTCTTACTGCAAGAAATACTTTAAATGATTATGAAGGAAATAATGGAATATTCAATGCAGATCAAACAACTTATAATAATAGTATTCCTAGTGAGGATTTAGGAACATATAAAATAACTCCAGGAAAGGCATATATTGAGGGTTATGAAGTAGAAACTGTTGTTCCTGGATTTTTAGATTTTCCAAAACCCAGAACTACTGAGACTGTAGAAAATCAAAGTTTGAATTATGTTACTGGTCCTACTTTTACTTTGAATAGAGTTCATGGAGCTCCTATCATTGGAATAGGAACTGATTATACTGTCAGTTTAAGAGATCAAAGAGTAGGTGCTGCTTCAACTACTGCTGCTGGTAAAGAAATTGGATTAGCAAGGGTTTATGATTTTGCTTTAGAATCTGGTTCATATAATGCTTCTAATGCTAACGAAAATGAATGGGATATATCTTTATATGATATTCAAACTTATACTGATGTTGCTTTAAATACTCCAACATCTTTATCTGTACCAACTCATGTTAAGGGAAAATCTAGTGGAGCTACTGGTTTTTTAAAAAGTGGAGTAAGTAATTCTACATCACTTACTCTTTATAATACTAAGGGTAAATTTATTACTGGTGAGCAATTTATTTTTAATGGAACTGAAAGTGGAAATATATCTGCTGGATCAACAGCATATACTACTAGTGATATTAAATCTATTAATGGCACTGTAAGCACAGCAAGTACTTTTAATGCTGATGTAAAACAAACTATTTTCTCCAATATAGGTGAAGTTCATATTAGTGCTGCCACCACTTCAGGAGCATCTTTAGGAATATCTACTGTTACCTTTACAGATCCTAATAAATTCTTTACTGGAATTGCTACTGTAGGAAATGTTGTTTCTTATACTAATACTAGTCTTTCTGGAGTTAATACTACTTCTTATGCTAGAGTTGAAAGTGTATCTCAAAACTCTTTAACTATTGCTGGTGTAACAACTGTTGCTGGTATTTGTGAAGGTGGACTCCCTACAATTATTGCTGGACAAAGTAATTCTGGAGCTATTAATCCTTCTAATTTTAAGATATTAACTTCTCAATTCCAATCTTCAGAAGATAACAATTTATACACTAAATTACCTCATAATAATGTTTCTGGAGTAGATCTAACAAATTCTCATATTACTATTAGAAAACAATTTGACGTAACAATTACTAATAGTTCTACATCAGCTATTAGTAGTGGAAGTGCTAATGAAACTTTCCTTCCTTATGATGAGGAAGATTATGTTTTAATTGGAACTAATGGAACTACAGAATCATTAAGTTCTGATAAATTTAATTTTAATACTGGATCTACTGAGGTAACTATTAATGGATTGAGTAATGATGGTCCTGCTAAATTAATTGCTACTTTAAGGAAGATAAATGTCACAGAAAAAATTAAAGAAAGACAAAAAATTAACGTATTAAGTATAGTTGGATCTGCTAGTTCTACATCTGGTATAGGAACTACTACATTAAATGATGGACTTACTTATAATAATGTCTATGGAACTAGGGTTCAGGATGAAGAAATATCTTTAAATGTTCCTGATGCTCTTAAAATTTATGGAATATTTGAGTCTGCTAATGCTAGTGCTCCTAGTTTCCCTGTAGTTACTTTGAGTTCTATTAATAGTTCAACTGCTAAAACTGGAGATCTGTTAATTGGAGAAAAATTTGTAGGTGGTATAAGTAAATGTACTGGAATATATGTAAGTAAGAGTAGTGATTCTGCTATTAACTATATTAGTTTAAATGATTTTGAACTTCAAGTGGGAGAAGAAGTTACTTTCCAAGAATCTGGAATTACTGCTACTGTAGGATCTTTGAGTGTTGGTTCCGATGATATCACAGAAGAGTTTACTTTTGATGATGGTCAAAGAGATACCATTTATGATTATTCTAGAATAGTAAGAAAACCTAGTTATGATCCTCCTACCAAACAATTAAAAATAGTATTTGAATCTGCTTATTTTACATCTTCAGATACTGGAGATGTAACTACTCCTAGTTCTTATGATAACTTTGATTATAAGAATCTACCTGAAATTAATGATACTAGGGTTAGTGATATTATTGATATAAGACCTAGAGTTTCTGATTTTACAGGAACTACATATTCTCCTTTTGAATTTTCTGCAAGAAGTTTTACTGCATCTGGAAATTCTGCTAAAAATATTTTAGCATCTGATGGATCTATCTTATTAGATTATTCATTCTATTTACCAAGATTGGATAAAATTTATCTATCTAGGGATGGAATATTTCAATTAGTTCAAGGAACTCCTTCAGAGAATCCAGAGTTTCCTGTTCCTGTAGATGGAGCATTAGAAGTTGCTTCTATAAGTTTGCCAGCATATCTTTATGATATTAATGATGTAAGTATAAGTCTTGCTACTTATAAGAGATATCAGATGAGTGATATCAATAGACTTGAAAAGAGAATTGAAAATTTAGAGTTCTATACTTCATTATCTTTACTTGAAGATAAAACTTTAAATATGCAGATTACTGACGTAGATGGGTTGAATAGATTTAAGTCTGGATTTTTTGTAGATGATTTCTCTAATACAGAGCAACAACTTAAAAAGACTATAGTAAAAAATTCTATAGATTACCATAATGGTGAATTGCGTCCAGCACCTTATACTACTGAGTTAGATTTGAAATTAGATTTAAATAGTGCTAATGGAGTAAGAAAAACTGGTAGGGTATTAACTCTAGATTATGAAGATGTAGTTTATATTAATCAACAGTATGCTACTAGAGTGGAGAATGTTACTCCTTATCTTGTTAATTATTTTTCTGGAAGTATAGAATTAACTCCTTCATCAGATATATGGGTGGATCAAGTTGTTCTTGAAGCTAAGAATGAAGATCTTACCACATATACTGAAAATAAGGAGCAATTAAATGCTTCTGAATTTGATTCTAGAACTGGATATGGACCTGTTACTTGGGGATCTTGGCAAGAAAATTGGACTGGATGGGATCATGGAAGTAATAGCAAAACCAGAGTAGGAACTGCTACTAGAACAGCAACTAAGAAATTAATTAAAGAAACGTTTAGTACTAAAAATGAAGGACCTAAAGTAATTAATACTTTATTATCTTCTTATTTAAGAAGTAGGAATATTGAATTTGATGGTAGAAATTTAAAACCAGCAACTAGCATATATGCATTCTTTGACGGTCAGGATGTAAGCAAGTATATTATTCCAAAACTTCTTGAAATTTCAATGACCACAGGAACCTTTGCAGTTGGAGAAACTGTTATAGGAACTACTGCTAATGGAAAAGAGTTAATTAGATTTAAAGTAGCTCAATCAAATCATAAACGTGGTCCTTTTGATGCTCCAACTGAAACATACAGCTTTAATCCATATTATCAATTTACTCCTCTTTATAAGAATGTACTCTTAGTTGATAGAATAGTTCCAATTTCTTCTAATAATGGATCAACAACTAATAATCCATCTGATGATATTGTTAGTATTCCTGAATTATACTCATCAACTTCCAGTATTCTTAATATAGATACTGAAAGTTTGGCTGATAAATCTGATAATACTTATTTTGGGTATGTTGAAAAGGATCTTAGATTAACTGGACAAACATCCAATGCTCAAGCTACTATTTCTAACGTAAGACTTAGAAGTGATACTGTAGGAAGTGTAATTGGATCTTTCTTTGTTCCTGATCCCAATAAAACAACATCTCCTAAATTTGATACTGGTAAGAAAGTCTTTAGACTTACTAGTAATAATGTGAATAGTCAAAATGCTGATAATGTTACTACAGATGCTACAAGAGTATTTGAATCATCTGGATCTATTGATACTGTTCAATCTACTGTTATTAGTGTAAAGAATATTCATACTGAAATTTTAACTAGACAGGAATCTAAATCTATTAGAGGAACTACAGTATCTACTAATAATGGTGGTAATCAACCTTCAGTACCAATAGTAACAACAGAAACTAGAGATATCTATGGTGTTGGAACCGCAAGTGTTGAAATAACAACTGATAGTTCTGGAAATACCACTGAAGTAGTTGTAGCATCTTTTGATCCTATAGAACAAGCTTATCAAGATGTTTTTGGAAGAGCTGCAGATGCTGGTGGAAAGGCATATTGGTCTGGTCAGGTAGAAAAAGATCTAGCTGCTGCAGGAATTACTAGAAGTGGCACTGATTCAACTACTTATGGAGCAGCTGTATTATCTGCTACTAAAGTTTATCTGGAAGGATCTAGGGAAGCTTTAGATCTAGGAGTTGGATATGCTACAGAATCTTCTGTAACAGCAGCAGAAAATATGGCAGAAAATATTGCATTTGGTGCTGGTGAAACAACAAGATCTTTTACTCGAGGTGGACAAACTGTAAGTTTGACTTCTGCTGAGTTTAATCAGATGTCTAAAGATAATGGTTCTTGCCCTAAAGGTCAAGAAGATCCTTTAGCTCAATCATTCTTTGTTGGACAATCTGGTGGAATCTATGTTACTAAAGTAGATCTTTACTTTGGATCTAAGGATGAGTTTGTGCCTGTTAGAGCTCAATTGAGAACTATGAAGTTGGGACTTCCTACTACTGAAATAATACCTTTTGGTGAAATTGTAATAGACCCAGATGATGTTAATGTTTCTGAAGATGGTACTGAGGTTACTACAGCAACTTTCCCATCTCCAGTCTATCTTCCTGGTGGACAATCTTATGCACTTGTTCTTTTATCTACAAGTAGTGATTATACTGCATGGATTTCTAGAGTAGGTGAAGTTGATATACAAACAAAAGATAAACCACAATCAGAACAAATTACTGTTAGCACTCAACCTACTTTAGGATCTCTATTTAAATCTCAAAATGGAGAGACTTGGAATCCAAGTCAGTGGGAAGATCTTAAATTTACTCTTTATAGAGCACAATTTACAGAAACAACAGGAAGTATTAATTTTGTTAATCCTCCTTTGGTAACTTATTCTGATGATATTGCACCTTTACTTAAAAATTCTTTTGAAATTTCTTCTAATAAGATTAGAATAGGATTTAATACCACTATTTCTGATACAGGAATAACTTTAGGTAATATTGTTCAACAAACTGGTAGTAATGCTACTGGAAGATATGTAGGTTCTGCAGGAACAGCAACTGGTAATCTAACTATTACTAATGCTGGTGTTGGTTATACACCTTCTTCTGGTAGTGAAACATATAACCACGTTCCTATGGTCACTCAAACTGGAAGTGGAAGAAATGGAACATTGAACATGACTATAACTAATGGAGTGGCAATTGCTGCAACTGTAGTTAATGGTGGTAGTGGTTATTCTGTCGGTGATGTAGTTGGTGTTTCTACTGTAGGTTTAACTTCTTTAGGTAGAGATATTAAGTTCTCTATTGCTTCAATTACTGGAACTAATGAATTTGTCCTTGATCAAGTTCAAGGAGAATTTTCAACTACTTCTGGTAATTCATTTAACTATGTTACTGGAGCTGGTGTAACTGTTCTTAATTACTCTGCTGGTGGAAATGTTTGGTTATCAGGAGATCCATCTACAGTAACTGATGGATTGCATCTTAAAGTCAATCAGAAGAATCATGGTATGTATTCCAGTCAGAATACAGTAACCTTTACTGATGTTCAATCTGATGTTCCTAAAACTAAATTAGCATCTGCTTATGATTCAACATCAACTGGATCTATTGTAGTTGACGATGGAACCAATTTTACTGAATTTGAGGGTGTGGGTATAGGATCTACTAACTTAGGTTATATTAAAGTAGGAAATGAGATTCTTTCTTATAGTGCAGTAAGTTCAAATACATTAACTGGTGTAACTAGAGGAGTAGATTCTACTCAAACCTTATCTCATAGTAGTGGTGATTTTGTTAGCAAATATGAATTGGGTGGAGTTTCTTTAAGAAGAATTAATACAAATCATAATCTTGCTGATGCCACAGTATCCAACCCAAGAGGATTGGATTACTATAATGTAAAAATAGATACATCCAGTAATGGGGTGAATAGATCTGTAGGAACTAGTCTTCCAATACTTCATTTTAATGATACTAAGTCTACTGGAGGGTCTGATATTCTTGCTACTGAGAATATACCATTTGAAGTAGTAACACCTATAATTCAAAATATTACACCTACAGGATCTACTTTAACAGGTCAAATTAGAACCGTTACAGGATCTAGCATAAATGGATCAGAAACTCCTTTCCAAGATAAAGGATTTGAGAATATTGTTTTAAATGGTGATAATTATATGTCTAGTCCTAGAATAATTGCTTCTAGAATTAATGAAACTACATCATTACCAACTCTTCCTGATAATAAATCATTTACTTTGAGTTTAGGTTTTGAAGGGTTAGATCCTAGTGTTTCACCTATGGTAGATTTGGATAGAATTGGAATGATTCTTACTTCTAATAGATTGAATCAACCAATCACTAATTATATTACTGATAATAGAGTTAATACTCTAAAGGATGATCCTAATGCATTTGTTTATGCATCCAAACCAGTCACGTTGAAAGCAGGAGCAACTGGAATTAAAATTCATTTAGAAGCTCATATTAATTTAACAAATGATTTGAGAGCATTCTATGCAATTTCAGATGGTGTTAATGAAGAATTAGTTTATCAACCTTTCCCTGGATATAATAATCTGTTATCAACAGGGCAGATAATAGATCCAGCTAAAAGTGATGGATTACCAGATAAAGCTCTTCCTAAGACAGATGTTATAGCATATACACCTGAACAAGTAGTATGGAATGACTATGAATTTACTATTGATGATCTTCCTACTTTCAGATATTTCAGTATTAAATTAGTGGGAACTGGTACTAATCAGGCTCAACCACCTAGAGTGAAAAATTTAAGAGTAATTGCAATTGCTTAATATGAAAGTAAAAGGTCATAGTAATCTTATTAGAGATGAAAATAGTAATGCTATCTTGAATACTGATTCAACAGAATATAATAACTATCTTTCACTTCGTTCTAAAAAAAAGCAAGGTGCTGATAGAATAGATAATATGGAGGATGA